TTGATGGCTCTCAGAAGTTGATTGAAGTCAAGCCTGAGAAGTGGCTCACAGATGAAGTGGTAGTTGCAAAAATTGAAGCAGGCGAGATGAAAGCGGAAGACATGAGGTTGCCATTTGAAGTCTGGACGGAAATGGATTTGTTCGGACACGTTTACAATGAGAAGAACATGCGACGGTTTGTGGAGAAAGTTAAGAAAGGACTCGTGTGATGCCCAAGAAAGAAGTCACAATGAAAAACTGCTTGGTGACGACCCACCCAGAAATTGTAAAGGCATGGTGGCATGAGACTCTAAACGAATTATCCCCATCAGATATTACACACGGGACTCACAAAGAAGTGTGGTTGCAATGTCCTGTTAAAGAAGATCATGTTTGGCTTGCTCGGCCACAGTATGTTATTCGAGGAAGAGGCTGCCCTTTTTGTGCTGGCAAGCGGGTATGTGAAAGTAATTGTCTGGCGACAGTGTGTCCAGATATTGCCGCTCAATGGCACCCAACGCTTAATGGCGAGACGACACCCAAGGACGTGACATCAGGACAAAACAAAGAAAAGTTCTGGTGGCAATGTCCTGTTGAAGAAGATCATATTTGGGATGACACGATTTCGCATAGAGTGAGCGGGAATAGAGGTTGTCCTTTTTGTGCTGGCAAGCGGGTATGTGAAAGTAACTGTTTAGCGACGACCCACCCAGATATTGCCGCTCAATGGCATCCAACGCTTAATGGCGAAACAACACCCGATGACGTAACCGCTGGATGCAATACTAAGTTTTGGATGCAATGTCCTGTTGAAGAAGATCATATTTGGGAAAGTGACATCTGGCAGCTTACCAAGAATGGTTGTCCTTGTTGTTCTGGATATAAAGTAGTTCCATCAAATTGCCTAGCAACAGTCTATCCAGAAATTGCCGCTCAATGGCATCCAACACTTAATGGCGAGACAACGCCCAAGGATGTCTACAAATCAACCACGAGAAGGTTCTGGTGGCAATGCCCCGTTGCTTCCGACCATGTTTATGAAACAAGTGTAGCCAACAAAGTTGTTAGCGGTTGTCCGTGTTGTGCAGGAAGAATTGCAGTTCCTTCTAATTGTTTGGCGACAACCCACCCAGAAATTGCCGCTCAATGGCATCCAACGCTTAATGGCGAAACAACACCCAATGACGTAACCGCTGGATGTAATACTAGATTTTGGTGGCATTGCAGCAAGTGTCAAAGAAATTGGCGTGTTTCAGTTGGAAATAGAACACATGCCGATAGAGACTGCCCACGTTGCGGTTTGTCGAAAGGAGAAAAAGCTATTACCCAACACCTGAATTTTTGCGGTCTTAAAGAACATGAGGATTTCATTCCCCAGTTTGTCACTAAAATGGATAAGCCTGATTTCATATTGCCTAAACTCAAATATCTCATAGAATACAACGGACACCAACACTACTATCCAGTTACCTTTGGTTCAAAGGAGAGACACGCTGGCCAACACAATTTATTGAACTGTATTCGACGAGACAATAGGAAGCTTCAGCGATCACTCATTAAGGGCTGGCCGCTCCTCATTATCCCGTACTGGGACTACAATCGCATCACAGAGATTCTTGATGATGTGTTAGCCGGTCGCACACCAACCTTCTCAGAGCCACCCAAGATCGTTAAGAAGCACGAACCTTTGAGGAAGAAGATTAGAGACCATCTGGGGATCACTGAACCAGAGGTGTTGTGTGGGCTGATTAAACCAGAACTAAAGGAGAAAGTAGCATGACAACAATTGATTGCCCCAAATGCGAACACGAACATGAGGCTTGTGGGTCTCATGAAGATGACTCTGGCGAGTGGGAGTGTGAAGAATGCGGCTTCAAGTTCAATGTAGAAATTGAATACGATCCGTCATACATCACAACCTGTGTAGAGCATGAGTATGGTCATTTCGACATGTATCCAGACGGCAGGGGCAATCTGGTGAAGTGTCGTTTCTGTGTGCATTGTCAGAAGTGTGAGCTTTTTGAGGAGGGGTGCAATGGCAAGCTTAATGATTAGGGGGCGAAAGATCAAAGTAAATCTCACTTCACTCCAAAAAACCTTCAACTTCGTTTTGAGAAATCCACAAGGAGTCACTTCACAGGAAATATGTGAAGGAATTGGCATGTCTAAATCAATGGTTCGGAAAGATTTGAGTGCGCTCAGAAGACTCCAACGTGTTGCGACAACTCAAACCAACGGACATATTTACAAAAATTGGAAAGACCTTTCTGAAGAGAGACAACACGAAATCATCATTGAGAATTTCCTAGCCTACAAAGAAAAACAGATTTCTCAGAAATCAAATTATACAGAAGCCAAAATGGTGGATCAGGTTCTTGTTGATCTTGGTTGTGAAATAATCAAAGGATACACAACCTGTCGCAATTGGATGGAATACAAATGCTCGAACGGACACATAATCAGTACGCAGCCCATGAACATCATTAAGAAGTGGAGACGGGGCAGCAAGGCTCTCTACTGCAAAGATTGTTTTTTCGAGAGAAAAAGAGTGAAGGAAGAGAAAGCAATCATCGAGACTTTAACAAAGATTGGTTACAAGCTGATTGGTGGTTATACCTCTAGGAGAAGTTCCGTAACCTATATGTGTGACAAGGGCCACGTCAATAAAACATCTTGGTTTGACCCCAAGAGAATTGGATGCAAAACTTGCAGTGAGTCAAAAGGAGAAACGGCAATTCGTTTGTTTTTACAAGACAAAGGGATTGATTTTCGTAAGGAGTGGAGTTTCTCCAAGAGTTCTGGCATTTCAAAAAAGCGGTTCGATTTTGGAATCACCAATCCCCCTTGTGTGATTGAATATCATGGTGGACAGCATTACTTTCCAGTAAGCTTCAACTTTAAGAAGAACATCGAAAAAGAAAAACTGAAGCAACTCAAAAAAAACATTAAGAGAGACTTTGAGAAATATCTTTGGTGTGAGAAGCACAACGTGCCATTGCTAATAATTCCGTTTTGGGATCATCTGAGAATATCCGAGATATTGGATTGCTTCTTCAACAATCAACCATTGGATTTCTCAGAACCCACGCAGAATGTATTGGATCATACAGGTGTCCGAGCGAAATTCCGTAAGGAACTTGGCATTAACGTTCCAGACTATATATGTGGTGTATTAGATGCGAAGAAGGGAAAATTCCCCCAGTTCCTTGAGTCGCCCGATGAAATTGACGACGTTAAATGGGGAGAAAAATCAGTAGCTTGCGAAGACATATTTCATATAGAGATTGATTCCAATGGACAATGGGTTGAAAGGATTTAACATGTCAGCAACACTTAGTCGATTCTGGGACTTGGGCGAGGAAGACACTTTTGACATTGCTCTATTCCAACTTTTGCACTAAAAGCGTGTTTCACACTCTTCAAGGGGGAAGAAATTGGCAAGAAAAATTCAGATGGTTGTTGATGGACAGGTCTTTAACACCAAGAAATCTTTGCGTGAGAAGTGTCAGGATATTCTCAGAAGGCACGATCCGGGGGAGTCTCTGCCACATGAAGATCAACGATTCTTGACACGCTTGGTGGCGACATATCACCCAGAAGCAGATTTGAAAATTGGGGCTGGCATCAGCCGAGTTCGGATAGATCGTGACGGTTACGGATATAAGTGTTTCTGGTTGGATCGAGTAGATGGAACGACCACCGACTTCAGTTTCAATAGTTGTATTACACATCCATCTCTGGAAAAAGATGCAAAAGCAGCTTTTCGCAATGCGATTTTTCCCGACATTCAAGAATTCAAAATGCAGCGAATACTTGAAGTCACACATTGTGAATACTCAGGCGTTCCATTAGAAAACGTAGAAGTTCACGTTGACCATAAACCGCCCAATACCTTTGAGGCATTGTTGCTTAACTTCATGAGCAGTAAGGGTATTATATGGAACGATGTGCCTGTCAATCCGACGCATGACGGAGTAGCAGGATCATGGCTGGATGATTCGGAATTGGAATCCGAGTGGCGTGATTATCACAATGCAAATGCCGAACTCCGGTTGGTTAGTAAGCGTGCTAATCTCAGTGATATCAAGAAAGGGTTCAAGACATGAGTTACCTAGACGAATGGGCCAGAGAGAACCTCAACCCTGAATACCAAGAGTTCTTTGCTGAGCAAGCGAAGATCAAAGAAGACTGCGAACGAATCGAGCAGTGGCATTACCGACCAGAAGAGGCCATGAGTTGCACGGCGAAGACCTGCAAGAATCCAGCATGTTTGCTGCGATCTTGGATGTCGCCTGCTTTGCCGCTCAGTGCGGGGTGCGGCGTGCGAATGGCTTGGAAGTTCCTGTATGATTCCTATACATAAGGATATGAAATCCTTTATAAAGTGGCTGGAAAGCCTTGACCCGAATCAGATGGAAAGAGGGGCATACAAACTTCCGAGAGAACGACTTGACTTCAACAAACTTAATCGGAAAGCGGTCAAGATAACTCATCCGGGGGCTGGCACGGCAGATGAATCAGAAGTTGAGTACGATGAGAACGAGTGGTCTTTCAGCGTCGTGACACCATCTAATCGAAGTGCTTGGCAACAATGGCAAATCAAGCCGATCTCAGAAAAATATGTTGCCAAAACTGATTGGCTCAACGGAAGACAAGGCAACGGTAAACCAAACCTTGATGATGCCAAGTATACACAGATCGTGACGGCGGCAAAACAATTGGGATTGATGCAATAGGGAGAGCGTGAAGATACAGCGTGGCTTGATCGTTGTGAGCGTGTTGCAAAACAAGATTGATATTACGGTCGTCAATCCTTCAACTTCGCTTTCTTGACATCTTTGTTATTTCTCAGCCATTCCAAAAAAGAGTGGCTGCTTTTGTGTGTGGACACTTTGACTTCGTAAGTAGAGTCTGCGTTCTGTTTGACGGCAATAACTTCGCCGCCGCTATCTGATACAATCGTTGGAATGGCACTTATTCCAGTGTCGCTATCCACAATGACTGTGAATTGCTGAGGTGTCATAACATCGTAAGTAATCATGCCGCCCACGCCCAAAGCCACGAACATGATTGCCGCATAGACAAATCGTTCAACCCATTTGATACCTGATGTTCTCTGGGGCACCATGATTTGTCCCATATTTACTACAGGTGAATTGCCTGTACTGCCATTCTCTCTTTGATTTTTCAGATATTGAGGAAGGTCTTCGAGAGACATTGGTTCTTGATTTTTGTGTGATGACATTTCGATCTCCTTGTGCTATTCTATTTATCCACAAATGAAGGAGATTTGAAATGGGTGCAACACTTAGTCGATTTTGGGACTTAGGCGAGGAAGACATCATTTGTCCTTCAAAGAACAGTCTCTACAATATCCTTAACGCCTTGATCCTCTGTAATGGGAAGATGCACGACTCTCACTCTCTGGAGGCCAGAGAGGGCAAATGGGAGTATCCTACGAGGTCTTGTGCCGTAGTGTTCCGAATCTCTCTGCCGACCCAGAGTAGGAGTGAATTGAAATGACTGATCCCAACTACATCTCGCCAGAAGAAAACCGTTGTATCTTTCGTCCTGAAATTGAATCAGGGTATGAGCTTGAGCGGCGTAGAAAAGAAAACAACCCACAGAACAAGCCTGTGGGCCATTTTACGGGTCGTTGCGCTCATTGTGGCAGCAATGATTTATGGGATGACAACCTTGCTTATGGCTGTAATAGCTGTGGGGCGATACTTGGAGGAAACTGATGAAAAAGACTTTAATTCTCTTCACTCCTTTCTTGTTTTTCGTCGCTGGATACATTCTGGGAGCTTTCAGGGAACATGAAGTTCGATTCAATGAAATACCCTCAGTTGAGGTTGTATCTGTTTATGATGGAGACACGATCACTGTCGAGATCAAAGAATGGCCAGACATCATCGGCCACAGAATAGGCGTTAGAATCAAAGGAATAGACACTCCAGAAATGCGTGATGAAAGAGAGTCTGTCCAAGAGAAGGCTCGTCAGGCCAAAATGTTCGTGGTCGAAAAGCTTCGCAATGCCAAGACAATCAAAATCCAAAATTTGGAACGTGATAAGTATTTCAGGATTGATGCTGATGTATTTGTCGATGGCCAAAACCTTTCTACATTGTTGTTGTCTAAAGGCTTGGCTAAAAAATATGATGGCGGCAAGAAACCCAAATGGAATTGAGGAATTTACAATGGATGAAGAACTTCTAAAAGCCGATGGATTTGACGATGCAATAATCGGAGTTGGCCGCAAGAAAGGCAGCGAAGATTCCATTGTCTACAGTTACGACAAGTGCGTCGAGATTCTCATGGAGCGAGATGAGATGGACTATGAAGGTGCTGTAGAGTTTATGGAGTTCAATGTGGTCGATGCTTATGTTGGACCGAGGACTCCTATCTTCGTGCAATCTCTTGAAGATTAGGCTTGCGCCTTTACAAAGATCGCACTATTTTATGGTATGGAATTCGAAGAATTAGCAAAAGAATTTTTGGAAGAACAGGTCGTTGGTCAAAGACAAAAACTCAATCGTTGGAAATCTATAACCAATCAAACATCGCAAATTGACACTGGATACATCGCTCAACATATTGTGTCGATTGTAACCGGGATTCAGGGAAGCGGACATCGTGGAAAAGGTTTTGATCTAACTGATGGGTCTGAAGTCAAGTCAGCTAACTTTCTTGATGCCATTGATAAACCTCGATGGAACTTCACATTCAACAAAAAAGATGAAATCAAACATCTTCTTTCACGCCCAAACATCTATCTTTTGTCCATTGACAAGTGCCCGCTTCAAATGGAACGCATCAGAATTTGGAAGATCAATCCAAGAGCGAATCACACCTTTCTCCACAGATACATTGAATGGGTCGGAAAACTCGCAATTTCAAAGTTTGAAGATAAAAAGCGACCTTGTGTAAATTTCCAATTGTTCCCTCCTAGAAACCAAACCAAAGAAACATTTGCCAGACACGGCAACAATAAACGCAATGGATTTCCTAGACTTAAAATTCCATTACAAAACACACATGGAAGTGAGATAATCTTCCATGCAGAAATAAATGGCCAGAACGTCGAAATAAAGGAACTTGATTAAGCCCAGTTCATAGAACTGGGCTTTTTCGTGCGCTGAGCTACTACATTATGGTGTCTTAATAAAGGAGACAATAATGATTAGCAATAACGATTTGAATGAGTTGAGAAGACTGGCGACCAACGCCTATGACGATGACAAGAGATTTGTCAATCGTGTAATCACAGAGATTTCCAACATGAACAATGAAATCACCAAGCTGCGTGCGGAGATTCAAAGACTTAAAGAGTCAAAATGAGCAGGAAACTCGTATGGATATCAGTCCTATCCTTTGCGGCATTCGTATTTACCAGCAGATACCCCGTTGATGTGCCCTGTCAACAGTGTGGAAAAACGTGTATTACAGAATGTCTACTGGCGAGATGTGCTTGCGGATTTTGGGATGGTTTCTTACACTTTGATTGTGTGGACGATTACTGCAAAGACAATCCAATCAGGTTGGATAAAGACGGCAAGATCATCAGAAGGGATTAAACATGAAGATTTGTCAACCACACTGGGAGCGACTGAAAGCTCGACTTGAAGAACTCGGACTGGGCCATTTGGGAGCCAAGTCTGAGGAAGATGCAATGCGTAACATTGTCACAGAGTTGGAGGGTCGTAGTGCCGAAAATGACTACGACCCTCTGATGGACTGCAATAATATGATCTTCACCAATGGACTCAATGTCGTTGGTTTGGAATTGATGGTATCTCCAGATGCTTGTCCAATTTGTGAGTCTGTTAAACTATATGACCAAAGTTGGATTGACGGCCCAACACATGCGGTTCTATTGCATTGTCAAGAACTGGGACTTGTAGAAGAAGAAGGGGAATCAAAATCCGAGGAAACTTGTGAAAGTAGTGTTTGACCACATCAAAGGTTTTGGTAAAGTAAGTAATCAAGACTTTATCTATTCAGATACATATGGGTTATTGGAGCCGGGTGAGAGCGAAGTAATTGCTTTTGAAAAAGGTTGGATACCATGGGATGGTCTTTGGTATAATTTAAGGTCAGTAAGATTAGACCTTACAAAATACAAACCTAATTCGACTACTAAAAAACAATCTAAAAATATTAAGTTTACTCAAGAAAAATTTGAAGATAAACCCATCTATCGTGAACTTTATGAAAAGTATTGTAAACATCATGGATTTGAAAGAACGATTACTTGGGAACAACTCTTCAAGGGTAACATTATCACTTACTACCACAATGGAATACCCATAGGGTACTCTACAGTAGAAAAATACGATACCGCTTTTTGTGTAACTCAATTTGTATGGGATTACGAAACACCAAAACTTTCATTAGGAAAGGTTGCACAAATGTATGAATGTGAAGTAGCAAAACTTTTAAATTGTACGCATATCTACATATTGGGCGGCTATGAACAATGTTGTTCATATAAATCAGACTTTCTTGGTTTTGAATGGTGGACAGGATTAGAGTGGAGTAAGGATATTGAACTCTATAAAAGACTATGTGAAAGAGATGAAAGGTGTATTGTAGTGTATGAAAATATATGAACCTACTAACAGAGTTGAAGTCACCACTCCAAAGGGTAATGGTGTTATATGGCTAGTAACTGACTATGGTCATGAGACTGATACAGTCTATACAGTAATATTAGATGAATCAAAAGAGATGTGGCAGTTCGTTCATAAAGATATAATTGTTAGAAATAACTTTACTTTCGGAAGAAAATAAAAGATCGTCCAGATCAACCAGATATTGATGATGACGATGCTATTCGACGCTGGAACAATTACGTCTATTTCGAACGTGCTGCTCTGGACAGATTTCGTGGATTCAGAGACAATATAAAAGTCAACTGGCTCCACGAAGGATTCTGAAATGTTAACCGAACCTCCCTTCCACAAAATTGTCAAACTTGAAAAAATCAAGGATGACCACCAGAGTTCAGTTTCAAGAGAAGCCCTTTGATGTCTTCATTGGGCGACCATCTAAATGGAGCAATCCATTTCCCATCCGCAAGGATCGCAGCCGAGAAGAAGCTGTGCGATTATATGAGAAATGGATCAGACTCAAGCCAGAACTCCTAGCTGATCTTCATGAACTCGAAGGCAAGGTGATTGGTTGTTGGTGTAAAGAAGGCCAACTTTGCCACGGGGATGTGTTAATCAAACTCATCAAAGAGATGAAACTCAAACTGTACGAATCTACTGGTACTCTCAGATACTCAATGGATGGAGGTTACAGACTAGCTGTAGAGGTAGATCAAGAGCTTGCAGACTACTATCGTGCCTTGATCCCCAAATGGAAGTCTGTCAATCGCCAACGCTGGCCTGCGCACATCACTATCGTTCGTCCAGAAAAGGAAGAGCCAGTCAATATGGACTTATGGGGCAAATACGAAGGGGAATCAATCCAATTTTTGTACGAGCCGCATGTGTACGAAGGCAAGGTTTACTACTGGCTCAACATTTGGTGCGTATGTCTCGAAGAGATTAGGAGGGAGCTTGGATTGCCCGTTGTGAGCGAATTTACGCTCCCTCCCGAGGGTTTCACGAAATGCTTCCACTGCACAATTGGAAACTCGAAGTGAGACAGTCTACATGCGATTCAAAGAATGGCATCATCCGCTACAACGACCCACATAAGCCTAAAACGGCTTCTCCTGCTCGTAAGCCTCAAGAGTGATTTGGGCAAGTTGCTCGACTTCTTTGATAGTCAATTCTACACCTTGCTGCGCAGCTTCAAGACAAAGCTGTTGTTTGTCTTTGAGACTCAAATTTTTAAGTAGCTCGAACTTTTCTGGTTCTTCTCTGGCCTGACGATGAATTTCTCGTCGAAAGGTCTCAACAGCCCTCAATGCGTTAGCAGCTTCACTGGGCGTGTATTCATGGCCTGCTTCGGCCATAGCGTTCCTGAAAGCAAGTGCATCGTCCATGACAATTCTCCTTGTTTAAGACTCTGATAGAGTAGTCGAGAGAAAGGTCAAATGCAACACCTGCTTAAATTGTCGAAAATCTTGCTGTCTCAACACGAATGGATCATGTCCATTCGGAGAAAGGTCTATCTGGTCAAATGTTTAATAGAAACAACAGACATTCCGGGTGACATCGTTGAGATTGGTTGTTTCAAAGGACTGAATTCCGTCTTAATTCAAGCCACTCTTGATCTGTGCGAATCCAACAAAGTTCTTCATCTGTATGACTCTTTCGAGGGACTTCCAGAATTTACAGACTCAGACAGATCGATGGCTCTTGCGAGTCACTACCAAGTTGGCACATTCAAAGCTCAAGAAAGTGATGTCATTGAAAACTTCCGGCAGCATGATCTTAAAGAACCTGTAATTCATGTCGGAAAGATCGAAAATACATCAACTTCTGATTTCCCAGAAAAGGTCAGTTTGGCCTTCATTGATTTGGACTTTTACCGAGGGACATTAGATTCTCTTGAAAGAGTGTGGCCATTGATGAGTGAAAATGGACTTGTGATACTTGACGATTATGGATTTCGTGATCTGCCCGGCGTTGAAAAAGCTGCTCTTCAATTCTTTAAGGACAAAGCAACAGTAGAAACAGTCGTAGATTCTGAAATAACTGGAATAATCAGAAAAATAGCCAAATATCTATGATGTAGCATACATAAGAAACATTGTTAGGAAAGTAAAATGAACAGATTTTTCAAGAGAAAGTTAGAGACACCTCGCACCAGATGTGTGAAGTGGATGAGAAAATGGCTTACGGAAACAAAGCTAGAAGATGGAAGCTCGCTGGCCGAACATTTCAGAGAAGAATATGAAAAGCGACCAGATGACTGGTGGACACAGAACGGTTGGCATTTCTTTGGTGGTATGGGAATCAGAAACCAAATGAGAGACAACGGGTTTGACGAAAATGAACTCGGTGTACCCAACCTTGATGACGTTTATATTGGGATTATAGAGGATGCTCTTGATGGACATGTCAGAGAACATTGATCTTATCATCATCCTTGGTGTGATGCAAATTTTGTGTTGCGTAGGATTACTTCTTTTTGGCTTTGAGAAACCAAAAAAGGAAGAAGTTCTCAAGCCCGTCGAGTTTGATTGGAAGAAAGAAGGCTTCTAAAGAATCTTACCCAGCTTATTCCCGGTCGCCTTCCTACATAACTTAAGGAGGAGCAGCATGTATTCAGCAGTAGTTTTCTTGGCAATGTTACTTGGTGCAACACCAATTGACGGCGGCCTAACACAAGGTGATTTTTCTGCGCAAATCATTGTTCAGAAGTGGAAATACAACTTTGAGAATGAGAAGTGGGAAAAGAAGTGGATCGAAGCCAGATCAGATGCAGATGGAACTGTCTATTTGAAAAATAATCAGAAGTACGCCATTCGCATCAAGTCTGAACACGCTTATTTTTGCAATGCAAAAGTTGTAACAAATGGCGCTGATCGAGGTACTTGGAAAATGGAACCGTGGCAAACTGGTCTTTTACAGAAAGACGTAAAGGATAAGCCCTTTATCTACCATAAGGGAGATCGAGGAGAGGTAAGTATATCATTTACTTCACGTCACACAAATGACACGCAATCGATCAAGCTCAACATCGTTGAAGATCGCTAGTTGTCATCTTTCTTGGCCGTGTCTTTTTTGGCACGGCCATTTTTCTTGGGCTTCTTCTTGCCCATCGTATCAACTTCACCCTTCTTGCCAGCTTTCTTGATGAAGTCTGACAATAGATCGGGGTGTTCATCGTTGTGGATCAATGCGAAAGAAACCATGTGACTTGCGCTCGAAGGAGCAAATGCGAGTGGTGGTAGTTGACCCGATCCGTATAGTGATGGATAAATGCCCAAAGAGGTTCGTTTTCCACGCTCCATGAGCCATTGGTGAAAGTCTGTGACAGCCATTATCCCTCCAGCCATGTTAAGAAATCTGTGATAGCCATGGGAGTATATATCATTTTCTTGAACAGTTCATTCAAGAAGATAATAGCTTTTGTCGATCATTGGCTTACACAACTTGTTACTTCTATTTTACAAAGGGGATTACAATGCCAGCAAAGAAGACTACTACAAGAAAAGCCTCGACAAACAAAAAGACGGAAGTGGCCAACCAAAAGGTCATGGATGCCGTATCGGGCTTAAGTGCTGAAACAGTCATTAACCAGATTGGTGAACTGCAAGTGAACTTGCAAGCCACTCTCGCCGGTTTGGGTGCTGCTGTTACCAGCAAAGTTGAACAGATGCAGAATGTCGAACAAGCTATCGCTCTTAAAGAACAAGAGCTAAAAGTGGTTTATGACATCGAGCAGGAAGCTTTAGTTCTTGAGGACATCAAAGCTCAAAGAGAAAAAGATTCCGAGGATTGGGAAAAAGAAAAGCTCTCTCGCCAAGTCCAGTGGGATGAAGACGATGAAGAGCGTGAGAAGAGATGGCAGAGAGAAGAAGAGGAACACCTCTATCGCATTCAGCAACAGAATGTTCGCACACACGAAGAGCATAAATCTCTCGTAGATCGCAACCGACGCAACGAACAAATTCGTCAAGAAGAGTTGACCAGAAGTTGGACTGAAAGAGAAGATTCTTTGAAGGGCAAGGAAGAAGCCTTCAACAACCTGAAAGCGAAAGTCGAAGGGTTCGACGAACTTCTGAAAACAGAAGTCAAGAAAACCGAAGCCATCACTGAGAATCGCATCAAGCGACAATACGAGCATGACATGCAGTTGTTGCAGAAAGACATCGAAGCTGAGAAGAACCTTCACAGTATCAAAGTGTCGGCCATGGATGAGACCATTAAAGGTCTCGAAGAGCAGATCGTTGCACTTCAAAGAGATTTGGCATCCGCACGAGCAGACGCCAAGGAAGTCACGAATGCAGCACTTCAGAGTGCTTCTGGACGCCAAGTTGTGGAAGCTTTGTCCAAAGTGGACAACAGCGGAAACTCAAGCAAGAAGTAAGTTTGAGGCGCAAAGAAAACAGCCAGTCCAAATTTTGGACTGGCTGTTTTTGTTTACAGAGCGAACCTTTTGTTTATCTGTGTGGTCCAATCTCTATCTGAATTGATCCAATCCAACCATGACTGCGACAAGTTAAACAGTTGTGTCTTCCACAATGGCTGTGAGACGTGCAGTTGAACCAATGGTTTTGGCGACAAATTGGACAACTGTATCTGCCGCAATGTTTATGGGCATTGCAGCCATTGATGTTAATGTCGATTCGTCCATTTGGCTGATTTGGGTATTTGTGATCTGGATACCTATGATCTGGATAACAATTGTTTGGATAATGTTGTGGTGGTCGGTGATTTCTGTAATCATCGTGGTTGTCGTGATGATAACAGTGGCAACCCACCAAAAGCATACAAGCTCCAATGATGAGTGCGACGGGTGCTGCGATTACGGATTTCATGTTTACCTCCATGGTTACATCTGGTATATACGATTATTACTCAAGGAGACATTGCAATGTCAAAGGAATGGCGAGAAGACAGACGAAACGTAGTGGACTTCTACCGCTACTGGACCGAAGATGCGATCAAGGCTGATTTGAGAGAGAAATGCCACAACTTCTCTGTACTCATCACCAACCAATTCAAAGACTTCAACATCGGCACGGTGATCCGTAACGCTAACGCATTTTGTGCTGAAAAGGTCATTATCTACGGCTCTCGTCAGTACGATAAGAGAGGCACTGTAGGTTCGCACCTTTACACTGATCTTGAACGTGTTGGATTCACAGATGACATCAACGAATTTCTCCCAGAGAACCGCTTGATTGTTGGTGTTGACAACCTCGATGGTGCAGAACCAATTGAAACGTTTGAATGGCCCAAAGACAAGCATGTGGTCATTGTTTTGGGAGAAGAGGCGATTGGTCTCACAGATGAGATGCTCGGCCTCTGTGACAAGCTCGTGTACATCAAGCAATATGGCAGCATTCGGTCTCTGAACGTCGGCACGGCCAGCGGAATCGCCATGTACGATTACTGTAGGAAGGTAGTCAACGATGTTTGAGTTCGAAAATGAAAACTTGCTGAAAGCTGACGGTTTCGACGAAGCCATTCTGGGTGTGGTCAAAAGAAGGGTTCTGAGCCGTCCATCGTATACGATTACCAGAAGTGCGCTGAAATTCTCGTGGAGCGAGATGGGATGACGTTGGAAGAAGCCTACGAATTCCTCGATTACAATGTCGTGGACGCTTACGTTGGACCCCACACACCCATTTTCTTGTCGCCTTTGACGTGATGTCAAAATCCTTGGCACTCTTGGCACTCTTGGCACTCTTGACCATAAATTTTTGCCGGGCGTCAAAATTTCTTCCTCCAAACCCTTGACTCGCTCGTCACCACTCCTACAATCGGGTAGGTTTTAACATTTTTCTGTTTAAGGAGGAATTGAGTTGTGACTGAGCCGAAACGACCCGTCAACCCGCACGACCCCGAATTGTTGGCCCACATAAGCGGTGGCAAAACGTGGACTGTGACTGACGGCCCCCACAGAATTCGTCCTTTGGATGATCTTCTGAACGAGAACGACGACGAGAACGACGACGAGAACGACGACGAGAACGACGACGAGAACGAGTCAGAGT